CAAGATTTTTCCGGAAACCTTTTCATCGGTATCAAAATTATCCCGTCTTCTGTTTTAACTAAAATATGTTTTCTGCAAAAATAAACAATTTGCCCATTTTCATGTCCTGTTGAATTTCCTATTCGAACCCAAGACATTTTCCCGATATTTCGATTGCCTTTAAAATTCTGATACGCGACCTCATTGATAATTACGTTCCTAAGATATACCACAATAAACGCAACAACCAAAAGCTGAAACAATGTGAACAATAGATCAAATTGTAATCCGCCTTCAACTAATTGCTTTATTGAACTGGCTATATCCATGATTATTTAACAATATTGCCATCCCTATCATATACTTTTATAATAGCGGTTGGCGTGTTCTTGCCGTTTCCCAATGACTCAATGCCCAAACTATTACATCCGCCTATAATTACAGGGAAAACAATTGCAATGCAAAAGACTATCAAAAACCATTTTTTAGGGCCCACGATATCTCCTTTTTATTTAAACATAAATTAGATCACTAAAGGCACCGTTCTTATGCCCCATTATATTGTCTTTGGCAAAATCGGCTGGTGTATATTCATTAGACGGATATCCCCCTTGTTCGTCGTGTTCTTTTAACACGCCCATTCTTTGCAAAGCTTCAGCGACTAACTCGCTACAGAAAATGCTTGATAAATCTTCTTCATTATCGCCGAATATGCCATCATAAGCAGATTTCATCAACTCTATCTTGCTTTGTTCATAGTCACGGCCTTTAATTTCTTTTCTTAAACCAATAAGGGATTGTCTGATTGTAGATGTCATCTCAACATCAAGCAATCGTCTGAAAGCAACACGGCCTGACGGATAATCTCTTATTCTTGCGGATAGAGGCCTTATTGCAACTCCCTGCCTTTGGTTCCTGCTTTCCACGTCTTTGACTTTACTCAATGTCGTGCTTTCCCATAATAGCAACATGTCCCACTCTTCATCCTTTATCACCATACCGACATGACTCCATGGAGATCTGGAAGCAAACTGGATACCCATGCTTATAAGTCCAGTTCCGGAAAACAAAACAATATCACCTGTCCTTAGTTCGTCCCTCATCCAGTCATACTGGACTATTTCTTTATCTTTTTCCACGGACAATCCCTCCTGATAGTGGCTTCAATTCTAATATCATTTCTTTTATCTCGGCCTTTGTTATTCTATTATCTTTTTTATACCAAAAAAAGAATCCAGAAAACGTCGTAATACCAACAAGCATGCAACTTATTAATGCTATAATAAAAGCTTTTTTGTCTCTGGCTTTTTCATCCAATCGTTTTGTTTCTGCAATTATCTCTTTTTTCGCCTTTTCTTCACCAACCGACTCGGCAATAATGATATCTAATTTTGTTTTTATCTCTTGCCCCTGTACTGAAATATCATTTATATGCCCATTTTGCTTCTTGTTATAAGCCTTCATTAATGCCATGTCGTCGTCATGTGGGCATTTATAAGCTTCTAATTTTTCAAATATTTTTTGTATTATCTCGTGAGTGCTTCTTTCATGTTGTGTTAATCTGCTGTCGATTGCAATTGCTTTTTCATCGATTAGTTGCACGGCTTTATAAATATCTTCAATAAGCCCACGACTCTTTTCTTTTGTCTCTTTTTCTTTATTTTGCCAAAAACGAAGCATTACCATAGTTATACCTTCACTATTGGAGTTCCACCAAATCCAACGCCACGAACCGCACTTTGCTTTCCCGTTGTTCTTAAATCCGCCTCTTCGTCCGCAAGGCTTGACACCGTTGGCGGCGTTTTATTAGCTTCAAATGTTGTTATCGGCACTGTGTGAGTACGGCAATTATGGTGTGCCGGGAAAGTTGGTGCATCAGTCTTTTTAAATACCTTTCCATCAAGGCCAGCACAATAATCAGTAGTCCTCGAATCTAAAATAGCCGACACCTGTACAAATGGAATAAAGTCCGCAATCTCCGGATCTTTATAATACATTTCCCGTCCCCTGTTCTGAGCCGTACTAACGTTGTTCCTGACGATTGTATTAAGCCTGTTTGGGGTTGTCAGATTAGCACTTATAGATCCTTTATCGATATACCTATCAAATAGATTCTCAAGATTCACTGTCGCAGTCTTGGCATCGCCAGTTGCAATAGCATCAAATAATATCATTTTTGATTGATTAAGAATATGAGTTGATTCAATGCCACTAATAGCAAAAGCAGTGTCCTCATAATATGCCATCTCTTTAGTGGTACCGAGTACCAATTCAGTCCTAGATCCATCTTCTTGGACTTTCCGGACAATTCTCTTTGTTCTCATAAATTCCAGGGCCTGTGCCGTTGGCATAGGCATCCACGGGTCAAATTCCGGAGCACTGGCATATTCAATTATATGCGCAAAGGCAACGGCCTTTGGTATTTTCTTTTTCTCCAGTTGCAAAGGGACTTCACCGTTTATTAACACCTGTGATTCTCTGAATTTATTATCAAGGTCAATCTTTACCATCCAATTCCGTAATATATTCTTGAAGTCACCAACATTTCTTAATGTCATTTTATTGATGGCCTTATTATCGTTATTCTTTAATATACTTTCTGATTGTTTTATGATTTGAGAACGCCACTTAAGAACAACATCCAATAAATCTTCTGTCAAATGCTCTTCATACGATTGTGTCTGCTTATCGAGATCAGGGAAATCAACCTTGACTTCGTAGACCGTTGGCTCTCTGGTTAGTTCAAAATCAAGATGCATGGCTTTGGCCTTCTCAATGTCTTTTGCTGTGGCACTCGGCACATTACCAGAGATCTTCCTGCCTTCTCGTTCTCGCCTTTCTTCTTCTTCTTTTTTAAGTGCATCCTGAACCTGTTTATCTGCGAGGGTTTTATCTGCCGCTTCTTTATCCTTTATTTCCTGTGGTTTGTCCGGAATATTTGTATAATCCCTCACCCACTCCTCGTTAGGATTTACAATACCAGCTTTCACAAGTATGTCTATTATTTTAGCCTTTACTTCTACGTTATCCTCGTGGATTGATTCGAATTTAAACTTCGGCTTCAAATCGTTATCAACAATTCCATAATTGAATAATATAAGCTGCTCAATTATCTGATCATCTACAACGGCATTCTCTATATCGTCGCCCATTTCATCAAGTACCAATACAAACAATGCAAATCGTTCTCTTGACAGAGCATAGCTTCCACCTCCAGAACCACCTTGTGCCGCCATATCAGGCATTAATAACGCCCTGGCCATCATTACATCATACTTATCTATTGCCGCAATGTAGCCACCTTCCCCTTTGCGCTTTGCTTCTAATAATTCAAGCGTCACTCCCTCTGGCACCCTGAATCCTGCTTTAGACTGATAATTTTTTAGCAAATTATCGATAACATTCATAAGGTTCTTGTCTTTGGCATGTTTGTCCTCATATTTAGCCGCAAGGGTTGGCATCCCAAAGCGTTCTAAATATATATTCATAAACTTGAGAACAAAGTTTTTTGACCACCATGGCTTATATGCTTCTCTGAGATCAGACTGGCCGTATGGATTCCCAAATTCTTTATTTGCAGAATATAATATAAATTTATGTAAAGGATATGGGTTCGCATGTGTGCCTAAATCGCCATCAATATCTTGATTTACATTATCCCGGATTATTCCGGTTACGTTTCTGAATTTATCTATTTGGAATCTATAATCGAACGGTTCTTTAGTTTTGATATTACGCAAACCAATCTTGCCGGCCCACCTACCAGTAGCTATAATCTCGAATATCTTTTCACTCAGAGAATAACCGTAGTCACGAGCCGTCATGATATCCGCCAGCTTGACCTTGAAAGTTTCCTTAATATTAAGAAGATTGTAATCTACAAATTCAGCCATTTCAACGCTGAGTGCATTGTCTGGATCGCCTGCCTTAATCTCATAATCGGTGCTAAGACGTGCTTTAATCTTGGTTTGTTGTATAGATTTGATTTGTGAGTCTTTGCGCATTTCCGAATACGTGTGAAGGCCTTTTTTCTGGACTAAATCATCTGGGTTGTATTCGTCAAATCCCCAGGCCCTAAATATACGGCTTGATGCGGTGACAATCTCTTTTGTTATGTGCCTTGTGGAAGTCTCTTGGTCTTTGGGTACGGTGTTCTCTGGAATGTGTGAGTATTCACTATATGGATCTATTATATACAACGCTTCACCCTCAATTTGTTATAAACTGAATATGTCACTGTTATCTTCTTCTGGTGTAAACTCCCTGCCATTACTTTCTATGTCATAGTCCTTACTATCAAGGATTATATAATTACCAAGTAACATCTGTGCTACCTTTGCATATACTGCTGAATGGAAATAATGATCAGGCTTAGATCCCTCAGACCAATCAAACCTTACCCTGCCATGGTTACCCCTTACCATTAAGCGCTTTGGGGCTTGCATATGAGCATAAAACTCACCTTTTTCAATATCGTGTGCTTCTTGTGGCAGAAAAACCTTGCTGCTTTTGTAGTCCTCCACCATTTCATCAATCACCCATGTTCTATGAGCCCTGACCTGTTTTAATTCTTTATCTTCTTTGTATATTTCTTTTGGCTGTTCTTCTGTACTATAATAACAACCCCATATCACAAAGTCACTTTTTTCACACAATTTACTTGATAGTTTTGTCTCAGGCATCATATCAACAATGCCTTGCCTCACCCTGTAAGCCTCAATCAAATGGTTTATTTCCGCAAAGCTCCGGTCATCAGCCACAAGTAATTTGTTTATATATACTAATTCGCGTTTTTCCTCTCTTAATCTCCATATAGTCACGTGAAAATACTTGCCAACGTCAATTCCCATAACACAGCAGTCGTTATAATCGGTGTGTGTACTTGTTAAAGTATAACTTTGTTTGCAATTGTCAAGTATTTTCTTTGAAATGCTTGCGCCTTCTGGCGAGTAAGTAAGGCCTAAATCATTGTTAAGAAAGTGCTGTTTTTCAAGTTCGCTCTTTTTTGATTTGATATATTTATCATACAGAATTGCTGGAGTTTTCTTGGGATGGCATAGCGCCGGTATCATGTATCCGGAAATGTCGCTTTCCTCCCTGGCGACATATTCTCCCATGGCGAACCGGTTCATTACCTTTCTACAATCGGCTTTTATACAATGCAACTGTATGTCCTCGCTGATAGGCACCCACTCATCACTAACATATTCATCTTTTCTCAGGACATTACCAAAGAAGTCCAATATCTGTTGATGACCGCAATGTGGGCACTTAAGAAACCAATGCTTCTGGTCTGACAGGCTGAATTTTGCGTCTATGCCCTCATTCTCAAGAGTCGGGGTGCTGATATCTATTTTTATTGCATGGTTACTATGGTCAAGCGTGTTGTCGGCCAGTGACAAATATTCTTGGTCACAATAATCTAATTCGTCTATGATTCGGATATCTGCAGGATGAGAAATCATCTCAGTTCTGGAATTTGAACCTACAAAGATTAGATTTGTGCCTTTCTTAAGAGTCTTCAACATCAAATTCCCTTCGTCAGACTTTCTCTTGAATGCTTTATAGCACCCGCCATCCAGCAACGGATCAACCCTCGTTTTTACATATGAATCTCTGAGCTTTTGTTTTGGAAGAACTGTAAATGACGTGAGTTTCCGGACAGATGCCTCAAACATATAAACGAAGATCCATTCAGAGGCACCAACTTGCCGAGGCTTCTTTACAACTATTTCTTGGCTATCGTCCTTATATAAATCTATAAGATAACCATGTTTCGTGAATTCGAGGCGATATCCTTTTGACGTGATATGCTTTTCAATTGCAAATTTAAGCCTGGGATGCTGCGTGGCATATATTTCGTTTTGCTTTGCGATCTTCGCAACATCAAACTTCAGGCTTAGACGTGCAATGTTAAATCTGTCTTCTGCTGTTTGCATACATGGGCATTATATCAGTTTCTTGCAATACTTTCTTTGTTTTAATTGTCACCAGTATTTATCGGCATATATTTATCATCATGCAAAAACGCATGATAGTACTTTGTTCTATTTTTTTAACTTACTAATTTTGGATAATTCTGCTTTTGCGCTATCAAGGCTCGATTGACAACTCCTTACTTTATGAGTTGCCATAGCTAACAGGTAAGTCCTGGCCTCATCCCATGTATTATGATATATATGCCAATTAGTACGTTTTTCATGCCTACGTCCACCTACCCATACACTACTACCTGTTTCTCTCTCAATCTCTACTTTTTCTATTTTTGTTTGCCACCCACCAGTCATGTATTTAATCATTATTTTCCTTTCCAAAAAAATAGAACAAACTCATTCATCCGACTGGTAATTGCTCGTCCAATTTTTTAATCTCTTTGTTTTCCATAATCTCTTCCCGGCAAAATTGCTAATATTCTATTATTACATTCCTGACAACACACAAAAACATTAAGCCGGTTACCATTACGGCCATGGATGCAAAAAAAATACCATATAACAACACTTTCCGCTTATTCATACCACTTCCTTCCTCTCAAAGGTTAAATAAAACTAAACACTTTATTATCACGACCACATACGCTGCACATGATTACATCTGATTTGGTTTTCTGCATACCTCTTAATGGAGACATCGAGGCTGTCGTATTTCTATACCTCAACTCCCCAGAATCCTCCAAATGGTCTGGCTCACTGTTTTTAGTGCCACAGTATTGGCAAATATAAACAATAGATGGTGGCACCTTTTGGCATTCAACTTCTTTCATTCTTCACTTCCTTAAATAAAACTTCGCCTGTCCTGCAGGATTATATGTAATACCATCCCAATCATAATATATCTCTTCCATGTCTGATAATTTTATTACCTTATCGCCATTGTCGCCTAATGGCCCACTTAATCCATGACATTTAAAAAACTTAACATGATGGCACGTTTTTAGAACCGCCATCACTTCACCATCTTTTATTCCACCTATTAATTCAATTTCCATTCCCATTATTCCCAGCCTTCGCAATACTCCGCGTCTTCTGAACCTCAATCAATAAAGCCTCAACCTCTGCAATCTGGCCTTCATCCATGCCGTACAACCTGGCATCCTCAATATCCGCCATCAAATCTATTTCCATCTTTGTCTTGCCCTCTACCTTTAAGCTGTCCTGTATTTTAGTCTCAAGTATATGTTTAGTCACCTCTAGCTCACCAAGCTTCGTCTTGCGCAAAAATATGGCCATTGCTGGGGCTTTTGATGCCATTGCCGGGGTGATAACATGAACCAATGCCTTTGTAATGATATACCACTTGTTTAAGGTCTTGGAAAATTCTGGTTTAAAACCATCGTCTTTATGGTCAGACCATTTGTAAACTGAAGATAAATCAAGGTCAAGGAAAAGACATATCTGCTCTAATATCCCGTATTTAAAGTAGTTATCAAATGCCGTCTTTACATCATCGCTATAAAGTCCGTTTACCATTTCATCGAACTTGGACTGTAGCTCTGGTGTATATTTTGATGGTCTCCCTACTTCTCGCTTATTGTCTATTTCCATGTGTTGTTACACTAAATTTCATCAATTGAGACATACATCTACAATTAACATGTCTAGTTGGATCCATTGTGGTATGTTGCTTTTTGCATCGTATACAAGTGTAGTATTTTAATGGTATAGCGAAAAGCTTCTCGCTCACAGGTTGACGCTCGATAACTACACAACCGAACACACAACAGAATGCATTCCAAAACATTCTACTCTTTATTTTTTCCATGTTTTGCGTTTAATAAGGTGGTATAGTGGAAAATTTTCCATGTATCCAATTTGTTAAGTTTTTAAATACTTATTTATTGGCTTTGAAAAACGCTTCTGCAAAGCCAGGCGGTGTTATGCTTCTAAGTTCTTTTGTCTTTGCGCTTTTCCCGCCTGTAGACATCATTATTTCACTATAACGATCTCCGTTACTCGCTGTTACATGCTCCGGTTCTACTTTATTTTGTTGTGGCAAATTAAACTTACCCCATAAGTATGTTTTCTTTGTCCAAGGATCTCCGTAATCACATGGATCAAATTTTAACTCTGGATCTCCTAAAAGTTTTCTAATTCTGCCTATAGGGTTTTCTATTGCAAAAAATGCAGGTCTTGTATTAATTATTATCATTAAACAAGCGGTGAGTATTCGAATATCTTCAAATGTCCTGCCGTCTGCATCTTTCTGCTTCCAATATTGAGCACCAGACACACTAAAATGAGTACATGGTGGCGCAGCTAAAATACCATAAACATTGTCTGGTGGCTTGTATATCAGTACATCATGTTCAGGTAGCGTAATCACCCTCACATCGTACCCCGCTTCCTTATACGGATGGCTCCAACTCCCAGTACCACCACATAAATCAAGTATTATTTTATTTTTATTCATCGTATTTAAAACACCTAACAAACCCATGAAGCGGAGCGTAAAATACACGCCCGCTTATTAGGGAAAGTTATCTGCTATCGATAACTACTGAGTACCTGTTCCTTATATATTCCGGCCACTTTATATGATGATTTTAACTTCTGAACCAGCTCTGTCTTTGTATGCTTCATCATCTCATTTTGCCACTCTGCACCATATTCCTCGTATTCTGCATTGTCGCATGTCCATTTGTTTTTGTAAAGAGTCTCACCTTTTTTACACCAGAAAGGGGCATCTGTCATTTCTTCCTCGCAGATAACAAACCGCTCCAGCTTACCACCATTGCTCGTGCGATCTGATTCTAATTGATTAGTATAGTTTTAGACCAACTGGTGGAAGCTGATCTATGACAGTTATAAAGCCCTTTGATTCCAAGCCTTTAATTTAAATATTAAGATATTTAAAGGGCATTCAATTCCTTTGATTCGAGGGTGATAAACTTGCTTAACAATCTTCAGAACGTTGTCCACGCCTTCACCACCATCAACGGGAACGGGAACTCTTCCACAGAACGGACAATGTTTTATAACAACCTCATTCACGTTGACCGCTTTATCTTTTGCGATTTTGTTATCTTCGTCTTCCTGTGTATATGCTACCATAATCTTGATATCCTTTCTGCCATACGCGGCAAGTGATTATGAACTGATAGATTCCTCCTTGTTATTCGACAGGCTCAATTTAAAGGATGCTACCTGATGACACTACCTGTTACAGGTTTCCTTATTCCCAAGTGGCCGGATATCACGGCTGCTTGAAGCTCGGAATCTATCAAACTCATGCAGTTGATCGGCAATACAGATGCGATTTCATGATTAAGTCAAAGTAGTTATATCGCTCCACTTAACACCATCTTCCCTGACAGGATCTTCGCCTGTAAAGTCAGCCCATCTTTGCAAAATCACATCTATATGCAATGGGTCAAGTTCCATACCGTAGCATTTACGGTTTGTCTTTTCACAGGCTATTAGTGTCGAGCCTGATCCAAGGAAAGTATCAGCTACACTATTTCCTTCTAATGAACTGTTTTTTATAGCATTGATTATCAAATCTACAGGTTTCATGGTTGGGTGAATGTCGCATTTTTGTACCTTGTCCACTTCCCATACAGAATTAAGGTGCTTCCCCTTTCCATGGAATTCATGGCTTTTATTCCAAGTGTATAATATTGGTTCATGTTTATACTCGTAATCAAGCCTGCCCATTGAAAAGCATTGTCTGTTTTTTACCCATATGATCACATGTCTTACCGGAAGGCCAGCGTCTTTCATCATCATCATCATCATGCCAAGATCGCCGCCTTGAGGAGCAGTTACGTAATAAGAGCATTTATCATTGCTGGCATTCTTTATATTTAAAAAAGCAGTAGTCAACATATCTTTTAAATCTTCTACAGACATTGTATCATTTTTAATATTTGTTATGATTCTGCCAGTCTCTTTCGATGTGCTTTTCCTGCTATTATACTCCATTTCGTCAAGCATCTTATTCTTATCGCCAATTAACACCCCATACGGCGGATCAGAAAACAGTAAATCAATTAGTTGTCCATTCATCAACTGGCCAACATCCTCTCTTTTTGTTGCATCCCCACATAAAACCCGGTGATCACCCAATACCCACAACTCACCAAGCTTGGTTTTTGCCTCATCTGGCAAACCCGGCACCGCGTCATCATCTGTATTCCCTGCCGTTTCTTCTTCTTCGAATTGCTCACGTGCAAAATCGTCAACCGTTTTGTCCGGAATATTAAAATCCAGTTTGTAATTACTCCATATTTCATTATCCTTAAATGGGTAAATTACCTCTGCAAAAGCTTCGTCATCGTAAAAACCAGCCCGGTCATTATCGCTTAGGTTGATTTTAATCTTCTCTTCCTCGTTATCCGGCAATACTACGGTAATCCACCCTTTTTCATAGCCTAATTCCTTTATTGCTCGCAGCCTCATGTTTCCGCCAAGGACAATGTACTTACCGGCTTCTTCATAGCAAACCATGGGCTTATAGATACCGAGATCAGTTATTTGCTCTTTAAGCCTTTCAAAGTCTGATTTGTGTATTTCCCGCGCGTTATGTTTCCAGTTTTCTAACTGTCCGATACCAACTTCAATTGATTTCTGTATTATTTTCAATTACTATTCCTCGAAATTTAATTTAATATAGCTTTCAATAAAACTAAATATTTCTTTGTGCCAATCAGCCTTTTGAGTGTAGTACATGTCAAGAAATGACACTTCTGTATTATGCTCGTCAATTTTTCTCACTTCAATACAGACTTCCCTTCCCCAAATCCCGGCATCCCAGAGGCCGGTACCAACTACATACATGGCGTTATCCTTTCCGACATCAGCCCTGCGCTTTACACGTGCACCCTGTTTGCCAATTGCATTTAATACCGCCTCGGTGGTCTTGGCATATCCTCCGTTAAAGTCTTTTACGTAGATCCTGGACGTATAACATCCAGTCAAAACCATTATTAACACAATAACAATTATCTTTTTAACCATCGATTAGCCTCCTTACAGCATTCTTCCAAGTAAAATCTTTAACCGAATCCACACATTTTTGGCGCGCATTCCTATAAATATCTTCTGCGTTTTCCAATACATATTTGATCTTTTCAACCAATTGGTCATAATCAGGCACAATCCAATTGCCATGGTTACCATTGAAAAACATTCCGTCATTGGCTAATTCTTGTGTACCTTTGGTAATTAATAATTCTCTTGGATATTCTTTCAGGTATTCACTCTGTCCACTCCAATTCGAGGTTATTGTGGGAAGTCCACATGCAATGGATTCAATTATTGGCAAGCCAAATGCTTCTCCCTTACTCGCATATAACCCGAAATCAAAATTATGATATAATATGTCCATATTTTCTATATTACCCTGGCCATAAGTATGTATAAACTCACAATCACCTCGTGCGTGTTCAAATTCTTCAAACCATATACCATTAAAAGGATTCTCGCATTTCATGTATAACTGAGCCATAACACCGGATTCATTGACCGCCTGTTGAAATGCATGGATTATCATTGTGCTTGATTTGCGATCTTCATATTTCCCACAATGGAAAAACGAAAGATACCCCCGCTGCTTCCATCTGTGGATTACTTCATCAATAGAATGTTTCACGTAGTAATTTTCTGGATCGTAGCCCTCCGGCATAATCATTATTTCATTCCCATCCAAGCCATTATCAATCAATACCTGTTTGCCCCATTGCGACGGTACGAGTATTTTATCCAACGTCTTGTAATAAACTATATCCTTTGCATGTATCTTGTTCGTCTCAAAAATTGCAAAACCGCACCTGGGCTTCCCGCAAAACCTTATCATTGATTCTGCATGATGAATCATTATTGCCGGATCTTTGCCTGTAAGGTACTCCCTATTCCGGAGCGACCTTTCAAGCCACTCAAGCCAAGGACTATCAATTATCTGGTGCGCTATTGGCTGAACTGGCACAAAGGCAATGTTTTTTCCAGCGAGGCACAATGCCTTCATCACACCTCTTGCATGCGTCCCAAAGCCAGTATGATTAGAATTTGCATAAATCACAAAATCAAGTTTCATATTTTTCTCCTAATTCAAATATCATATCTGTTGTTAATGATAGTTACGGCTCAAATAGACATCGCGTTTTTAATACTATTAATTTCTCAAATTTCGTGTTTGTTGTTAGATCCATCTATCGCTCAGATCAGATACCCGTTTTTAATCATCTCAATAACTCAAAAATCTACGCTGTTTTTAATAACCTCTTTAATTCAAAAAACACATCGGTTTTTAATACAATTATTCCTCAAAA